TCATCAATTTTATTTTCTGAGGTAAAAATCTGTCCTAACTCTAAGAGATAAGGAATTATGCTATGTTGATTAAATTTTCCACCAACTAATTCTGATACACAATGAACCCCATCATCACCAAAGGTAGAGGATCTCACATTTAAATCATATGTCGAAATGTATTTCTCCTCCAAACATCTTGCATAAGCATATCTCATATTAAATAAATTATTTAAAGTATTTATTGGAGTCGTCAAATCTATTCCACTTGTCAAAGCATCAACCCATTGGTACACATATCCATCATTATGATGTAAAGACGATACAATTTCATACCATAAAACTTTCCTAACTCTACTTCTGTCATTAGAATACCATCTATCTATCAAATAAAAAACCTCCCACAAAAACTCAGCAATCTGATGTTTATCAAAACCAGAATAATCCCCGGCAATAAAACAAGGTGTATCCAGATTTCTTCGCACTTCCCTAAATCGTCTAACCATAATATCCCAATCTAATGAAAAAGGATTTATGCCAACACAACTTCCATTTGTTATCATATTTTTCTGGAACCATAAGCAAAAAGCTCCAAATTCCATTCTCAAACAAATTCCATATTGTATAGGGCTGTTAAAAAACATTCTTGTGCTTAGACTTTCAATTTTTCTATGAGGTAATCTTTCATCCTTAGGTAAATCAATAAAGATGTGTTCTCTCCTTATACCAATTTCAGCATCTTTTAGGATATCTTCAACTTCTTTCCTAAATTCAACACATTGAGGGCTATCTAAGCACAATTCAGTATCTTTTCCAAATAACCATTCTTTTCCTTTGTATCCAATATGTTTTTCCAAACATCGTGGATAACCCATAGAAGTAGGTCTCGAAATAGATTTGAATCTAGGTTCATCGTGAATTCCCATAACAGCTTCCTCAAATGAATATGCACGTCTTTCAACTTGTATCACAGAACAATTTTCTAAAGAATCATATAATTGAAAGAAAACAACTTTTGATAATTTAATATCATAATCAACATCCAATCGTTTATATTTTAGAACATTAATCATAGGATTAAATCTTTCTCCATTAACAAGTCCTCCTATTTTTGCTGGCGCTGTTTTAGCACAGCCCCATTTTTCATATAAAACCGATTTCCTTATTTTCGTAAAAGCTGGAGTATGAATAATTTTCTCTTTTCTCACAATTTCAAAATTATCTGTAAGAAAAGAGTCTTCTCCTATTTGAGCGAAATTTATTTTATCTTCAATAATTGTAACTTCTTTGAATTTATTTAAAACCTCAATCAGTCCTTCTCTAGAAGCAACAGCAGTAAACCCAAGATTTTCACCTTTCCGAGCTGCTATATGTATTCCGAGAATTTTACTACACACCCTCGAAGCATCAACCAATGTACACAATGCTCCGCAATCACCAGGTGATGTGTTACTTACATAAGCTACCACAAAATTCACATTATACCAGAAATCTCCAGCATCTATATCCATAGATCTCTTAATAACTGCAGAAGAATTACTTTCCCATTGAACAGCATTTCTTTTATATCCAACAAGTCGTATATTGAATTTTGTTAAATTCATCAATTCATTTTTTAAAAAAAATAATTTGGTTATATCTTTTCCATATGGTATAGAATCAGGTAATTCTACTATAACAAGATCTTGACTTTCTAGTTCTTCATTATCTTCAAAATTATCAAAAAGTTGTTCCATTGAGATATACCTAATTAACTTAAGATTGCTATCTTTAATTGGTCTAGATAACACTAATCTATCAGATAATTTATATTCTCCACTCTTAAGTCCGAGTGAGAAACTTGATAAAAAATGTCTTGGCATCAAGGCAAGTGTTCCTTTAATTATAAGTACAGTTCCAATATCCCTAGTTCTTTTTACACCATCAGCTTGACAA